CTACCGGATCTCCCGCCGGTAGGGGGCTTTCTTTTTATTGGTATCTGCCAGTGCGGATCATCTCAGAAACAGTGATTGCCCGCCGGCCTACCTGCGTCGCGTACTTCGAATCCAAAATCTCCGCGGCTGCCTTGTCGTAATCCAGCTCTGCCATTGCGGCCAATGCTTTCTTAAACGTAAGCAGGCGAGTGATCCCGAGGTTGAAGCACAAATCGATCATGGCCTCCTGCCTCGTGCGGCAGAGGTCAAAGTACCATCGAAAGTTGTGTTTAAGCTCCCTATCGCAACGCGCTATATCGTTATTGAGCAGAAATAGCACTTCGTCGCGCGACAAGCCCTGAGACAGATTCCGGCCAACCCCGATCGTGAGGTTGCCCAAGCTGTCTTCGTAGGGCTTGTTGTCGAAGCCTTCGTGCTTAATCAGAAGGCGTTTTAGTCGGTTCATTACTCAGATCGCTTAAAAATACCAGTGGCATTAAAGAGAGTAACGACAGCGCCAACAATATCATGAGCCACAGGCTGCAGCTTATCAAAAGACTCGTCAATGTCATCAGCTTTTTCAAGAGCCGCTTTAAGCATGACGTCGAACGCCGCCAGCTTCGCCTTGCCTGCGCCATCATCAGGGATGGTCTCCTCGATTAGCTTTACGATTTCTACGACTGTATTCCACAGCTTGCGGACCCAGCTTAGGTAGGTAAAAATATTCATACGTCACACTCCATAGTCAGCAAAATGGCTTCTACGCCATAAATATTGGGAACGACGTGTACCCAATGCGGGTTTACTTTAACAGGTTTTACCCCAAGACTACAGCCCGACTTTCTCAGATGTTGATAGTGTGAGCATCCAGTTGACGAGAGCGAGCACGCCAACAGCAACAGAATCCACGGTATTTTCGTCCACGGGTATCGCATAGCCGAACGCCTCTGCTGCCTGTATCGCCGCCCAGATGGCCCCTGTGAGCGCCGTAGCGGTGATCTGGCGGGCTTTCCACTTGGCTGGGTCTGATACTGCCTTGCCTTTTTGAAGTAGCGTGTAGGCCGCCTTTGCGCGCTTAATCATAGTATTCCTCCTCGTCGACCAGAAGGTTGTTTGCTAGGGCTGCTTTGTAAGTCTCAATCAGGCCGATCAGGACGATGGCGCTAACGCCCTTTTCCATCTGCCCCTCTACCCAGTTTCCCAATTCGTCCATTGCTTGCTCTATAAGCCTATCTGATCGCGTATCTGGAAACTCGATTGTGCTCATGGTTTACCCCACGTATTTGACCGCGACCCCGATGGACGCAGCTATGACCAGCCATACTATCCTTTCCACTGACCTTGACGCTATCACGCTTTCCGACAAGCGATCGACCTTTTCTTCGATATGCGTAACTTTAGACTCGATATTTGATTGGCGATTAAACACCGTGACCAAGCGCTCCTCCACTCTAGCCAATGAAATAATAGCCTCCTGTAAGGTGTCGATTTTCTTTTCTACGCGTGAGAGTCGATCTTCCATTTTAATACCTATAGCGTTAAGTCTGGAGCTTTGCGAGAAGCCCTGATTTGATAAATATGTCGCATCGCTTCGCCGCCTTCTTTGTGGAATACGATCTGGTGCATCGCCGAGGCCGCACCGTACCCACAACCTGCGTGCCAAGAATCCTGTGGAGACAACGTCGAGAAGGATTCCGTCAAAACGCCTGAATCGTGCTCCTTTAAGTTCTGATGGTGCACGTGTCCCAGTAGCCATTTGCGGTACACAGTGGACGACCACTGCTCGGGGAGCATTTTCGGAAGTATGGCAGCTAGCTTCTCCGCTTTCACTTTATCGCCGTGGTGTACGGCAATTAAATTCTTGCCGAACTGGAGTGTGTGAAAGAAACCGTGCGGTTCTAGGATGGTCACCCGTGGCTCGTTGGAATAGTAATACTTGAGGATTAACGCGAGAGCGATAGCAGTATCCGAATCGTGGTTGCCGCGAGCAATAATGACTGTGACCTTTTGGTGCTTCTCTAGCATTCGCGAGATAGAGTAAACGAACGTCTGCGCTGCGGTATCTAACACCACCTCGATTCTAGTATCTACGTCTAGCCTAGTGCCGCCAAAGGTAGTTCCTGCGCTTCCGTTAGCGTGCAAAAAATCTCCCACGTTCACTAGCAGCGCCTGCTCAGATGCCGGCGCGAGCGCTGTTAAATAATCGATCGCATCTCGCATATTTTCAGCGGCTATCTTTGTATCGTAGTCTCTTTCTTTCGTCTCACGAGCATCCGCCCGCATACCGAAGTGCGCATCGCCGATTACAGTACAAGGCAACAGGTCATCTGCAAATTTTTTAGCCTTTGGTTTTGCTTGCTTCTTGGCTTTGGGCAGGTCTTTGGTGAGCCCCTCAACGAACGCCCGCAACGCCTCATCGCGCTGCGCCTCGGTCATCGTGCGCTTAGTCTTCAACCACGTTTTGTTTCCGTCTGGGTCCGCCGTGTAGACGCTGCGACCAATGACCGACTCACCTGCTCCGACTAGGTGCCTGCTGTCCCAGTGCTCTGTGTAACCCGCAGCAGCCGCCGCAGCCTTTGCATACGAGACATGATCGCGTACTGTAGACGGAGAGATGTTCATCTTGACCGCAGCTATAGCACTGTTGCGACCAGACTCTTCCCACGCCTGTAGTGTTTTTCTTTGAGTCTCAGTGCGACAGTAATCAATCAGGCTAGTAGCATTTTCCTGCGGCATATCAACTCCAATGTGTACACTTTTCTGCGCTTTGCATACATAACGTCGGTAATTCTTAATAAGTACCGATGGTTTGTATAAAGCGCATTATTGGTACTAATGCACCCTATATTAGCCGTTTTTTAAACTACAGGCTCTTCTATAATATCTTCGGCAGACTCTTCGACTGGGTCTATCCATTCTGGATTGAAAGCCCACGCATCTGTGTAGATGAATTTGTGGCTATAGAAATTTAATTCTGACTCTTGCAGATCAGTTAGATTACTCGAAGGAGCTCCGCAGTCTTCTACTACTTCGACATCTTTTTCAGAAAAACTACTATAATAAATCTGATCAATAAAAGGATATTCTTTTGAAAAATCTATTGTAGCGTCATCTTGAAGCAACAATAAAACTTCATTATTAGATATATATTTAATAAGTTTCATTTAAGCCTCCAATAATAATTTAGTAGTAGACAATGCTTTTCCGATTTTTGTTTTTATTTTTGCCATTTGAGGTTGAGTCGAAATCGAACCATCTTTGTCTATATAGTACGTTTCTCCCGCTGACAGCCCTGTAGTCTCATGTATATTGCCTTTTAATTTTATTACCCCAGAACTACCGTTTGAAATTGATTCAGTAGAAAAACCAATAAAGTTTTCAACATTAGTAGAATTTATTCTAAGAGGGTCAAAAAGAATCCACGCAAGACTATCTTTATAATTAGTAGTTACTGACAGGTCTGTATCTTCAAAGCCACTAAAACTTGTTGAGTTATAGGTATTGTCATTATTAGAAAAGTAATTTGAGGTGTCGTCTTGCTGTACAGTTTCGGTCGCTATTCTAGTTAGCGTTGATGAAGCGTCATACACCCAAGAATTTAAGTTATATGTACTTGTTTCATAATACTGAATTGTTATTTTTTTAGTTTTACGATGAGCTTGCATCATAAGAGGGTATTCAAAATTTATGTTTGTAGTATTAGAAAGCTGGGTACTTAATGAAAGATTATTTCCGCTAACAGAAAATTTTCTTATGTAAGTAGAGCCAGTTTGAAACCACATAATATAAAAGTTTCCGTCACCCATAGACACAAGCCCGCCCCAGTTTCTTTGTTGGGCGTTAGTAGAAAATGTATATTTACTTCCTACAGTGTTATTTCCAACGTCATACACAAAAGCAGTTGGGCGCGATCCGTTTGCTTCATCAACAAAAGAAACTACAATTTTACTTGTATTGGGAACTCTTTCTATTCTCTTATTTCCATTTCCAGAGGTTGTAGTTGAGATTGTCTGAGTTCCCGACGCTATCCAAGAATCTCCAGACTTTACTCTTCTTTCTATTTGAAAAAAACTACTTCCGTTATCTCTTATAACCATTAAATCATAAGATGTATCACTAAACTTTACTCCATACCAGTGTCCGCTATTGCTTGTTTGTAGGTAAATTAGAGTGAAGCTTTCATTTACTATCTTATAAACAGCAAGACCATCGCCTCCGCTACCACTACGAAAAGAAGAACACGCTGCATATTTGCCGTCATAACTCAGATCTACTGAGGCGCCATTAGGATAATCAAACGCTGCCTGAATTGTGTCGCAAAGAATAAGTTTCCCATCAACAAGTTTCCATAAACAGACTGTTCTAACGGATGTGTCAGTATTGGCTCCTACTCTCTGAACCGCTTGGTAAGTTACAAAATAATTTTTATAAGAGGAACTTATAGCGTAGCCACCACCTCCCATCTGACCTTGTTCTCTGTTCTGAACTACAGGAATAGTATCGTAAGTTTGCTGACCATAAAGCCAGCCATTTGCGTTGTCTGTGGTTGTCGCAATTTTACTGATAGTGCCATCAGAGTTAACTGCTACGGGGTCGCCTGCTGCGATATTCCCACTAGCAGTCATTGTCGCAGTGCCGACTTCTAATGCAGCCCACGATGCGTCAGTGCCATCTGTAGTGAGATAGTTTCCTGCATTGCCGCTTTGGTCTGGCAGAGCTTCTACTACTGCCCACGATGCGTCTGTGCCATCTGTTGTTAAATACTTTCCTGACTCGCCAGTTTGACTCGGCAGAGAATCTACGCCAGTAAGACCAGAGCCGTCACCACTAAACGCCGTAGCAGTCACAGTGCCAGTAAACGTAGGACTTGCATCAAGAGTTGCTTTGCTATTGATCTGCGTCTGAGCGTCAGATGTCAAACCGTCAATGTAGTTAATGGTTGCCGCGCTATCGGCTATGTCTCGTGACTTGCTCATTATGGAGTCTCCGGCCAATCAGTGTCTTGTAGGTTCGGGAAGTTAGCGTTCAGAGTAATATCTCGCAGTTCTTGGCGGTATGCGGCCCACGCAGAGGCGTCTACTGGAGCATCAGCTAACTGAGTCCAATCACTTTCTGCCAAGAGTTGGTCTCTTCTAATTCGTACACCAAGGGCGCAAGATTCACTATATTGTTGTACTTCTTCCGCTGTTTTCTCAATAACACTCCACTGAAGAATCCACTGACCATCAACAAGAGTTGGAGTCCTAGATAGAGTGCAATTTTGTGTTGCCTTATCATAGTCTGGCTGCTGTGTAATTCTGACGTTGTAAACATCATACTCAGCCAAAACATCATCTGTTATCTGCTTAGGAAAAGACACGCTTGGGTTGTCTTTTTTCAAAGCACCTATTGTATATGGCTCAGGAGTGCCATTTATTACTTTAATTAGCATGTTTCTTCCCTTAAATTGTTGTGCTAGTTACTGATACTGATTTTGACGTAAGAGTATTAGAGCCACCCTGATCGCCAAATCCAAAACCAGAAGCCGTTGCTGAAAAATTATAAAGAGTAATGCTGTTTGTGCCCTGTAAAGCGAACTCGTTCATTTCTTCTATATCGTAAATCCCCGCTGTGGTGTCAGATATTGCTAACGCCGGTGGTAATTTAATTATTGAAGAGGTAGAACTTCTAGCAGTTTGACCAGAGATACATGTGTAAACATTTCCTTCCGAATCAATAGAGCAAGGGCCTTGAGTAAATACGCTTTGAGTATTTCCTGTAGCAGAAATCTTAACCTGATTAACTATATCCCCTGTAGCACCATCGAAACAAATAACATAAGAAACATTAAGTGCTTTAACAGTGTCATAAAAATACCCGCTGACATACATGTAGTTATCACCAGTTACAGTGTCAGCAACAGCGCCATCGACCTGTATGTTGTTGTTTTGACCGGTAGCAGCAAATCTGCCATACACTCTGAAAAGGTCGGATGCGGAATAGAATGCGTCAAATCTTATGAGACATAGATTCTGACAATTACCTCCACTAGAGTCGTCATAGCTAAAACAAGCAACAAAAACATCGTTTACGTCGGTAGGGTCTTGAATTGTTATTCTAGGGAAAATTGTTTGAGTGGTGTACGTCGAGTCAGCTATCGTGCTTATGCCTCTCGCTGTCGGAGCTCCACTGGCAGCATTAGACCACAAAGTAAACACAGCGTATTTGGTGCTATAAATAGTTGAAAAGTTCCAATAAGTCCAAGAAGGAATTACTGCACAACCATTTGGTATCTGCCCGTTAAGACTACTCTGTACCCAAGACCTGTTTGAAAACGCATTGTAAGACACGTTTCCTGCGGCACCATAAATGTTAATTACGCTGTTTGGTGTGCTGCCCTGTTTCCAACATAAACTTATTTGATTATCTGGAATACTTGCTGTCACGCCATAGATAGCATTTCTATTGTAGTTGCTAGTAGATATGAAGCCCAACATGTCTGTGCCGTTAGAGCCATTAAGCTTTAGTGATGCTACATTAAACCCGCTATTATTTTTTACTAAGCCGTGAATGTTGTTTTGAGCATCAAGGTTAAAGCAATTTGCCTCGCAGGACCAACCATCTACTGTATTGTTGCTTGTAGTAAACTCCCTAAAGAAAGAAAGATTTCCGTCCTGATCTATTTTACCAAAGCAAGGGTTACGCGAGGGCGAGTAATCGCTATTTATTCTATCAATATGAAAAACGATATCATCAGTGAACCTAGCAATTCGGACAGTTCTTGTATTAAAAAGAGTAGTAGTGCCAGACGTATTGGTGAAATCGTAAAGGGCACCACTAGCCCCACCGGCATTGCCCGCAGCAGCTATTAGGGTTTTAGTGATTTGCATTAGACGTAGCTCCCTACATAGGCCCCGTATAGTGTGCTAGCAACCTTCCAGAAGACTAGCGTGTCTTTTGCTGTCAGTGTAGGAGCGACGTTGCCGCCAGAGGTTACCCAAGTTATCGTAGGCCAAGTGACTGTGTAACTAGCGCCTGCTTCGAGCTGTAGGACAATAGCGTCACCGGAGCTTAGTGAGTCTGTGAAGGTCGTGTTGGCCGCGAGAGTCTTGGTCTGTACTGCGCCGTTTGTGGCGTCAAAAGCTGTGCCTGACAGAGCGTATACAGTGTCTCGGATGGTCTTGTTCGTAAGAGTTTGCGTGTTGGTAGAGGTTGTAGTGTTAGCGTCATAGCCCTGTACAGTTACGCCGATGTCAGCATCAACAACAATTGTTGCGTCATAACCTTGAACAGTCACGCCGATGTCAGCGTCTTTCAGGATAGTCGCGTCAAAAGCCTCAACATCTGTGCCAATCACTAGCCCAAGGTTTGTGCGGGCTGTCGCTGCGTTATCAAGATCAGATAGATTATTAGACTGCTGAGTGTACCTAGCGTCACTATCAGTTTTGTCGTAGACATTGGCTATCTGCGCGTAACGAGCGTCTGACTGAGCCTGTGTGTACACATCAGCTACGTTGAACGCACCGTAGGCAATGATGGATACATTATCGCCTGTGACTGCTCCGGTAGTTAAGACGATTGTTGCACCGTCACCCGCTGTAAAGTCAGTCGTAGGGATTAGCTTAGAACCGTTCAGGTACACATCAACAAAGCCCACATCGTAGGTGGCTGAGAAGTTGGTCTGACCTGATGTCGCGATATACTCCTGACGCTCCGCTGTTCCGTTTACTGCTGAACCTGCTGCTGCCCACGAAGAGCCTGAGTAGACAAACATCGTGTTGCTGACAGTGTTGAAGTACAAAGCACCTGCTTGAAGAGGGTTGCCGTCATTGTCTACCGTTGGCGCTGTAGATTTAGCGCCAAGGTATATGTCGGTAAACTCGTCCAGAGATGCCGCTGCGTCAGTTGCTGAAGTTGCCGCTGAGGTAGCAGATCCTGCTGCCGCTGTAGCCGAACCCGCTGCATCTGTTGCACTTCCCGCTGCCGCTGTAGCTGATCCGGCAGATGCTGTTGCACTTCCCGCACTAGCCGAGGCCGAAGTTGCAGAATCAGAGGCGCTTGAGGCTGAAGCCGCCGCACTGGTAGCACTATCACTAGCCGAGCCAGCACTTGCCGTAGCCGAATTAGCTGAGTCAGTAGCCGAGCTTGCACTAGCCGCTGCCGATGCTGCTGAAGCTGCCTCAGAGGCCGCTGCTGCCGTTTCCGAAGCTAAGGCTGCTGCTGCACTGGTCGCGCTGTCAGAGGCGCTAGACGCACTCGCTGTGGCGCTGTTAGCACTGTCGGTTGCGCTTGATGCACTTGCTGCGGCAGATGACGCGCTCGCCGTGGCAGAATTAGCAGAATCCGTGGCAGAGCTCGCGCTCCCTGCGGCTGAGTTGGATGAGTCAGTTGCACTTGAAGCACTTGCAGTTGCACTATTGGCGGACGCAGTTGCACTATTTGCACTTGCAGTTGCACTATTTGCACTGTCAGTTGCACTTGAGGCCGATGCAGTTGCACTTGCCGCCGCCGCTACTGCACTTGCCGCTGCCGCTGCACTTGTACCTACCCAGTAAGCAGGTGACGTAGCAGGATCGTTGCCGGTGTTAGAGTCTTGCAGAGACGTATAGAGAATGCCGTCCGTACCGACTGCGTTCTGGTCCTCTGAGTAAGTCGCCGTGGCAAGCCATGCAAAGCTCAGTAACACCCAGTAGCTCGATGCTGTAGATGGGTTCTGGTTCAGGTTGGAGCCTTGCAGCGATTGATACTGCTCGCC